GTTATCGTTGCGACGTATTCTTCGACGGACATATTTTGCAAATCTCGTTTGGTCGGCTGCTGTTCAGACGGCATGTATTCATCCTCCCAACGTCCTTGGTTTAGAAACGTAGCAGGATGTGGTATGAAGCGGCCCCCCTCGCGCTTCCACTCCATCGAAGCCCGAGCACGTCGAAGGCCCCACATAATTTCGTCAAAGAGCTCCTCGTCAGGCTTAAGCCTCGCCCACACCCTCATAGCGGCAAGTTTGGCTTTCTTTTTCGGATACTCGAACCAAAACTGATTGAAGCGCTCTAACTGGACGTTGCTTAATATTCGATTCTTTGAAGGACTTTCTCGAGGTTCTGGCGGTTCACACACACACGAGCCAACGTTTACGTTGGCGGATGACGGAGTGAGGGGATCAGAAATACGAAGATCAGGATTCAGAGAATCAGGGATCAGGATATCAGGATTCAGAAGATCAGGATTCAGAAGATCAGCATGGCTCGTTTCGGAATTTCCGTTACTTGTTACTACCTTTTCGCGGCTTGTCTTGTAATTTCCGTGACTTTCTGTAAGATGCTCATTTGGAGCGGGTATAACACTTGCGGTCTCTTTAGGATGTGGGTTTTGATGCTTTGTGAAATTTATTACTTGAATGTATTTACCACCATTAACCTGATATCTCAATATAAAATTATGTTCTTGTAGTTGATTAAGAAGCTCATCAACGTTGAAGTTTTCATATGGAAAAACAAACGCTTTTATTTTTTTAGGTCGATCCTCTAATCTCCCCTCTCTATCGGCAAGACACCAAAGCCCTATAAAGAGAAGTCGTGCCGCAAGGTCACATTCGGCCAAATCTTCGTTCGTAAAGTAACCTGGCTTAATATTTCTTGCTCGTGGCACCACTAATTACCTCCTTCTTGAGTAAACAATTCATCAGCTCTTTCAGGTGGCCAATCCAACGCTTTGACAATGCGCTGTCTCCATCCTTCAAAGCACGGAAACCGACCGCTCTCTATCTTGCTAATATCGGTCGGATGAATATTGGCCGCACGTGCAAGGTCATACTGCGACCAACCTCGCTTTTTCCTTTCTTCTGCTAATCTTATTGCCATTCAATATACCTCCTTTTGTGTTATGCCACATTTATTGGCTTTTTGCTTGAGTTTCTATCTATCATTGCATCTACCTCCCCAGCGGGGATCCGCCATTGCTTACCAGCCTTGAACGCCGCCAATTCTCCGCATTTTATTAGATTGTGGACTGTCCGCACGTTTATGCGCAACCTTTTGGCGACTTCATTTGGAGTTAAATATAGCGTTTCGTTCACATCGCCACCTCCTTTCGTTTCTTATTATACCATGCCTTCGGCAATCTAACAATACCTACATTTGGCGAATATGAATATAAAACCAAGAAGGGCGCACGTAGCGCCCCTCCTGGCCGTTAATCTACGCTTACTTTTTCTATGTTTCGCTTCCAGTATCGTGTAACGGTAGCATATTTCTCTCTGACTTCTGCGGGGATGTCATAGCTCTTTTTCTCAATCCATTTGCCTGTGATGATCCAGTTGCCAATCAAAACCTTCTCCTTGCCTTCAAGGATCCTTTTTAGCTCGTCATCGATTTGATAATACTCCTGGACGAATGGTTTGAGTTCATCCATCCGATCGAGCATTGCCGCAACCTTGTCATCATCGAGTATTTCGACTTCTTTGCCATCCATCGGCGGCAAACAGACGTGGACATATGGGCAATCGTTGCACCAGAAAGGATCGTCGATCGGTTCTGGTGTCGTGCCCTCCGCGAGGTGTCGATTGATCGCCTCGGCACGCTTCAGCGTCTCCTCGCCAAGCTCATAGTCAATGTCCATCCATATCTCCTTGTATTGACCGCTCACCTTATTCTTAAAGAGAAGTAGCCCACACTCGCTATTGCTCATGAGCATGTATAAGTTTAACTGTGTAGGATACTTGCGCAAGTAAGGATACTTGCCATTAACTAAGCTTTTGATGTCTTGGATATAGTCGAAGACAAATGGTGAGCATGACTTGGCGTCGAAAGGGATTGTCTTGCCATCGATTAACAGCTTGCCGTCTATGTGACCTGTTATTTGGTATTCGCGCCACTCAAACGGCCGTTGCTGCTCGATTACTGGTATGCCAGCTTCATTTAATTCTTTCATGATGATTTGTTCGTATTCGTTGCCAAGGTCGAATATTGCTTGTAAGTTGGCATCATGTAATTCTTTCTCTTGCCATCTTGTGCGGTTTAACACATGATACTTTACGCACGGATGGCCAAGGTCAGAAGCTCTATTGCTATGAACTGGGAATTGCTTGATCTTCTTCTGTTTCGCCTCCATGATCTTTTCAACGATTGTCATAGCTTAGCCCTCCTCTCCTGGTTCACGCACTCCAAGCTCGATTGATTCGATGTTGTGGCCATAACTGTCCGACGTAAACCGAATAGCAACTGGTGTGCCAGTCTCCTTAGCTTCTTTGGCTATTTTAGCTTGAGTTTCGCTGAAGGTCTTGTATTGGTCGTTGCCAACTATGATTGTATACAATGTATAATCCTTGCCAGCTTTTGTCTTGCCTTTTTTCATCCGAACATCGACCACTTCGCCGACGATCTCTTGAGGTTCTGCTGGCGTAGTGCTGTCGTCCTGTTTGGTTTTGTCACCATACCGAATATGTGTTATTTGCTCACGCTTGATCCCTGCCACCTTCTCAAGGTCATCATAACTGATATTGCGCAAGCCAAGTAGTCGTGTTATACCGTTGCCGATGCAGTTTGTGTAAGCGGCCTTTTTAACATCACCAGGATCGATCTCAGTCGGTGGCAACTCCTTGCGCTGGCCATTCACGTAGATGTAGCGCTTAAAGAAAGGATCCTTCGACGATCTCGATCCTATGGCTTCAATTTCCGCTCCTGCAAGTGAAAAGTAACCTTTGTAAGTGTAAATAAAGTGGCCCCCCTCCAGCTCTTCACGGATCGGTTCGTCAATCCTCCACGAAATGCCAAAAAGCCTGGCGATCTTCTCCGCACCAGAAACCTGCAGGTATGGCCTGCCGTTCTGGTCGATCCAATCGCCAGGCTGTGTCAGACGGAGCGAATATTGCTTGATTTTGTTGATCGCTTCGACTCTTCGCTCCGCTTGTGCGGCCAGCTCAACTAACGCTTCGCCTGCCACTGGCACAATCGAGCTGTCGACAACTTCAGCCTCCACTATTTCTCGTTCTTGCTCTCGTTCTTGCTCCACGGTAACTCCTCCTTTTTTAGATTTTCTATGTCTATGATAACATGGTTTTTGCGTTTGTCAATAGACGAATTTTAGTTGCAAGCTCGCCAAATTGTTGGTATCATAGACACAGGCACAAAACACGAATAGGAGGGGTGTGCGTATGGACGAATTTGACAGCATCGATTGGCAAATCATCAAGTTAAAATCATATGGACTTACCACAAAACAAATAGGCGCAATGATAAAGTATAGTCCAAGGACGATTAAGAATAGGTTGCTGCGGATTTATGATGTGCTCGACGTGGGCAACGGCATACAAATGCTAAGAAAGCTTCATGAAAGTGGTATTGACGTGTGGACGTGGAGCGAAGGTCATGAGTGCAGCAAATAGCAAGAAACCTTGGACAGAAGAAGAATTTAATGCCGTCCTGCAATTGGACATCGCGGGGCGCACGCAACATGAAATAGCGCAAAGCATCAAAAGGTCGTTCAACTCAGTAAGACATATAATGTCCAAAGATGAATATAAGCAATACAAAGTAGCAACGCTCACCAAATTAGCACTAAGTAAAACATTCAACCAAGGATCAGTCTACGTAATAAGCGAAATGGGGAAGCTCCCAAGCGTAACATTCCTCCCCAGTAAATTCGTTTACGAAGGTAAAACACAAGGTAAAAGACCAAAGCACATCTTTAGAAGTGTGAACGGTGGCTATATTTTGACATTTACTAATATTCAATTATATGGTTATACGTTTAAGGAGGTTGAAGAACGTGCCAAAGGGATACGAAAAGATGAGAGACGCGCTCAAGAAAAAAATGCTTCAGAAAGGTTTAACTCCAGCGAAGGCCGACAAAGAAGCCAAGCGTATCGCCGCTGCAACGTGGAACAAAAAACATCCCAAGAGCCCTGTCACGAATAAGCCACACAAAAAGAAATAAAATGGCGGGGTCTTGTTTGGCCCCGCCTAGGGCTGGGAAAGGAGGAGGTGAACCCAGCCTTTATATTATTATTATACATCAATTTCAATCAGCAATCCAAATTCCTATCCCTAAGCCAATTATGAAGCCGAGTGTTCCTCCTTGCTGAAAGCCCTTCCAATAAGACTTTGAGATAGCTTGGCTTATTCTCTCCTCTATCTGAGCGTTAGACTCATGCATTTCTTCTATGACTTCGTTTAGCTGATCTTCTATGCTTGCCATACGTGGCTTGATAGCTTCTAACTCTTCATGCTCCGCCATGGCCCCTGTGAGCACAGTCCTTCCCCAGTCCCACGGTGCAGCCAAAAGGTATTGCTCTGGGTCATCAGGGTTTGCTATTTTCCTCCATCCCTCGCTCCACTCGTTCGACCATGACGGATGAATAATCGTTAAGCTCATCAATGAAATCAGCATCAGAAATACTAATGATTTCTTCAATACGCTCATCACCTGCCTTTTGAGCCTCTTGGCTCACGGCTTGCACGTTTTGCTTTATAATTTCAATCTTTTGTTCAGTTTTCTGATGAACTTCTTTAATCTCGTCTTGTAATTGCCTAACTGTTTGAGTAGTTGCGGTGTATTTGCTCCACATGAACCATACTCCTACAGCAAGTGCAATAACTACAACAATCCAAGCAATAGTTGTCTTCTTCATGGCTTATCACTCTTTTTTTCGCTTATTGTATTAACTTTATGCTCGTAAGCCGACTTGCCGAAATAGCCGACGATGATCGTGCTTCCAAGCCATTTAAGCAAGTCGGTTGACCTTTCAGTAAGCGAGCAAAGCGACGTGACATCAAGGAGGATAAGGACGCATGTAAATATAGTGAAACATAACGCGATAAGCTTTGTAAGGGGTAGCCTCCTGACTCCATCATTAAATTTCATTTCAATCACCAAATAGTTTGACCATCAATGTGGCCACAAGACCACCAATTCCTCCTGCCGCCGCCATCATCCCAGCGAGCTTTGAGTTGTCCATACTTACACGCCACAGCCGCTCTGGTATGTCACGTAGCGGCATAATTTCTCCCTCAACTGTGCGAATACGCGCCTCGTGATTTTCAAGTGTTTTTTCGTATCGTTTGAATTGACACTCACGTTCTGACATCTGTGTTTCTATCCTTGTAAGCCTATCATAAATATGGCCGAACGATTTTCTGTTATCGTCACTCAAGGTTTGTAATTGTTTTGACAATTCGTTCAACGAAGATTGTAACATCTCCATCTCAGAAAGCGTCATGCCATCACCCCTTTATATTATACGCTCAAAGACCAGCCTGCTGCTTGAGTTTCACTACTCTATTTGTAATCCATCCCTTAAAGAATCTTTCTTGTGATTTGTCTTTCTCGATGATCGATGTATACAATTCTACTCTATTCATAAGCACGTCGATACATAAGTAACGGACAAGCGCATTAGGCTGGAGCCACATATTGTGATCCATGCTGATTACGTCTTTAACTGCGGCAATCGTCTTAGGCCCCATGATCCCATCAACGGCTAAACTTGAACCTACCTTAAGTATTGAATTTAGTGATTGTTGAAGCAACTTAACAGCAGTACCTGGGCCATGATTAACCGCCATATCAAATAGGATCAGATCAAGGGGATCTGGCAAACTGTCCGCCTTGATAACGTCCCAATAGCCCTTCTTATATATAGTTTTAGCGTGATCAAGTTTCAAACTTCTGATAGTCACGTTGGACGGTACCCAACCTTTAGCTTTAGC